TGGGCCATCTGGGCTTGAATCTGAGGAGGAACTTGCATTTGCTTGGGATCTTGCTGAAGTGCAGGGGGAAGCGTTTTTCTGAGTCGATCTGAGAGCTCTTGAGCTCCCGGCCAGTCCATGTTTTTAACGATGAGATCAGAACAATATTGCGCGACCTGAGGAGCTGACCTTGAGAAGTCGAGCATGGCCTCTACCGCTTATTGGCGCTTACTTGCGAAGGAGGGCCCGACATCGACGGTCACGTCATAACGGCCAGAATCGAGCGAGTAGAGGACCTCTTTCCCATTCTCGTCTTTCGTCTTCGCGTTTACGGTGACAACCTTTTGCTCGCCGTCATCGCCAATGATTCGCGCTGCTCTCGCGGTATCGTAAATCTCAGGGATCAGATCAACCAAGATTCGCCCAGCGTGTTTAAGGCTGCGGGTCAGGTTATCTACAAAATGGAAATTAGCGGTCTGGACCTGGGTTGCGCGCTTCTGAATTGCAACGCCAGATATTTCGTTGGATTGTGCGCCCACTCCAGCGGGATAAATTCCAGTCGTGTCTTGAAGGTCGGCCTTAGCCCCCTGTGAAGCCATCGTGATGGCCTGAACTGCTGGCTCAACCGAGTTTCTTTGAGGAGGAGGGGCCATCTGGCCCGCGATGGTTGTGGGTTTATACTCGAGATAAGCGTGATTTCTGCGATTCGCAGTGGCCCATTCTGCCTCGTGGCCCTCGAACTGGCCTTCTGCACCAATGAACGGAGCGCGCGGAGCGAGAGCAATGGCCTCGGTTTCTGCGGACTTCCAGTAATTGAGCATCCGCTGAGGGTCTTTGGCGTTTCTAACCAGACCCTCGAGGATTCTCCGGCCGTTGACCATGATTTCCGCGCCGTATACGGGAATGATAGGTATGTAGGATCCCGGCCATTCGGTCGATTCGAGGATTTCATTTCCGGCGATCTTGCACCACTTGACGACTGGAATCTGCGTTTCGCGAGAGTCCACAACCGATACTTGAAGCCCACTCTCTGCGGCTTTCGCTAGATGATCTTCAAGGTCGCCGCTTCTTACGGGGATGCCGGTGCTGAGAAGATGGAGGGTGTCGGGCTGAAACTCTCGGTAAAAATATTCAGCGACCTTTAAGCCCTCGCCCGTGAACCAAAGCGGATCGCACGCATCGTCAGATTTCCAATCGAAGTCCGACATTGCGGCTTTGGCGTTCGGATATTTGGATTTGAATTCCGATTTCGAGAGTTCGTCAACGATGAACCCCCAGCTTGCGTCTGATCCGTCGGGCTCTTGCGCGAAAGGGTCCAAATAGACAGAGAGAGGGTCTCTGATTCGCTTGATATAAATTTCTTGGTCAAACGATTCTGCCGATACGAATCCTGTGAGAACGCGGAAGTATCCAAATCCCCCCGTAACAGCGAGCTCAAGCGCCGTATCGTAGGCTACATCGGCATTGGAATTGTATTCGATGTGCCGAATGATTCCCTGAATGATCTTCGCGGTTTCAGTCGTCGCGGCACTATCGATGGGATGAACTTTGATAGCAGGGCGATTTTGTCTTTGGTCGTTGGTAACTTGGTGGATGAGAGTGGGAAGGCGATTGATAACGAGGCACGGCCTTCCGTCTTGGCTTCTGTCCTCTCGAACTTTGTCTGGCCATTGCTCGCCGGAACGAAACCTAACGTCATCGACGAAGTCTTTTCGGATATCAAATTCGGCTTTTGAGGCGAGAGCGAATCGTTCTTTGGCCTCTTGTAAAATGTCTTCATCGGAGGGAATGGCTTTGACCTGAGACTCTTCCGTATCTGGATCAGAAACGGAGTCGGTTTGCTCTTGGGAATGATCCGCCACGGTTCCATGCTGAACCTGAAATAACTTTAGAATAGTTAAAGGGTTACTTTATCTGAATCAGCTCATCCAGCCAGCGGAACTGCCTACTTGATAGGATCTGACCTGATTGGGTTTCTGGTTAGGCTTGGTCTTCGCCCTCGCTAGCCCAGACATGATGAAATACCGGCTCTCGTCCATTGCATGATCAAATGATTTTACGATCCGACCCTTTTCGTCTCGGCGGTACAGCCGATACTCAGCAAGCCAGTTCTGACAGCTCTTGAACACCTTATAGCGCCCAGTTGAAAGGCGCTGCCACATCTCGTAGATTCCAGCTTCAACAGAGTTGTCGGCTAAATCGAGATCAAGGCCTAAGTCCTTGTACATCTGAAGAAGCTGAAGACCGTCCTTTTGACTTCTTCCTCTCGCGGCAGGATCAATCACGCCAGGAATCCATTCACCGCGGGCCTTGATGGCGTCCGCATGAACGGATGGCTCGGCCTGGCCGCGGTAATGCTCACCGATCCGGTAAATTATATCGTTGTCTCTGTCGATAGCATGGAATCCGGCCGATGTTCTGTTCCAGCCCACGTCAAGCCCATAACCCCTCGGCCAATGATCGGGGATGGCAAAATCTTCGATAACAATTTCAGATTCAGGAACTGGGTAAATCGCACCTGCACCGAGTTGTGGAATACCCTTTGAGCGTGCGTCCCTTTGAAAGGGTGGAATGCTGGCAAGGAGCTCGCGTTTTACGTCGTCAGTCAGATGTGGAACGTCATCCCATCCCGCCATGATCACGCATTTGGCGCCGTCTTGGCGCTCGGATATCTCGCCCCCTGGCAAGAACTGCATAACTGTTTCTGACATTCCGAGAAGGGGAGTAAACGTCAGCATGAGAATGCCGTTGTGAGCGCCCGTTCCAGATGTGTCCATCGTTCTGAGCACGCACTCGGTGTAGATATCTAGAGGCGGTTCCTCATCAAGCCAGATGACATCCATTTCGGTGCCCTGGAATGACTCGCGCTTTTGGTCATAGGATTTCAGCGTGCATTGGCTGATTCCTCCCGAGGCATGTTTGACATAGACGGTATCTATCGCGTCAGGAATGCCTTGCTTTGGTGTTGTTCTGACCAAAGATTCAGACGGAATGAGCCCGGTTCCAAATTCTCCGGTCTTACCCAGGAGCTTCAACTGCAAAATATCTCGAACTGTTTTTCCGGTGTCGCCCGCGGCCCATGTCCTTGTTGGCTGGCTGAACCGACGTCCGCTCCACCATTTGGGATAATTTCCAGTCAGGTGGAGGACGAATTCATATCCGCCACCCGATTCAGTTTTTCCAACTCGGTTCCCTGCCATGAAACAGCGTTCTCGAAACTTTGATCCGGCCTGAAAGAATGTCAGGTGTTTTTGATAGAGATCTCGCCTGAGCGGTCCATTGTCAGGAAAGTAGGAAAGGATTTTTCGGTTCTTATTCCTGCGCTCCCTTTCTTGAAGGGCGGCAAGATACTCAATTTTCTCTTGGCGGTTCATCTGGTTTGCTTTGGCGCTTAGCTTCGCCTGCGGCTATCAGTTGATCTAGCTGCTCGTCGGGGAGGTTGGATAGATTCTTAAATTCTATCTCTTTTCCGTTCGGACCGGAGTGCTCGAGCTTGTCTGGCGCCATTCCGAGACATTTCGCAAGTGAATCGAGCGCAGCTTTCTTCTGAGCGAATTCGACTTCCTTTGTGAAGCCCGCGAGTTTCTTTCCTGGACCTTCGCCGTCTCCGTTGTCGCCAAAGCCAAAGACCTCGTAGCTTTTGACCTTCACGACAGCACGCCGAATATCTTCCGGCATTTCCTTTATGGGCTTGAGCTGGCCGATCTCGTCGTATGCATCCGCCAGATCGTAAAAGGCGAGCCTGGAATACTCGGCAAGGATGCGCTCGCGATTGATTCCGATTTCATTCAGAGCGTGTTCCTTGAGTTCTGCGATCCGCTTTTGAACTAGAGGATTATTGACGAGCTCATGGCCGAGCCTTGCGGCGCTTTTCTCGCTATAGTTTGCTTCTTTAGCCGCGCGCGTCGCATTCCAGTAAACCGTATAGAGCTGACAGAACTGCTCCTGCTTTGGAGTGAGCTTCCTGGGTTCGTCGCTCATAACCCGAGCGCATCCCAGAAGAAGAAGAGAACGAGAATCCCGAAGAGCATAATCTCAAGGTTCTGTCTGTCGCCGTCCATTAATGGCTCACGTCGTCGATGGTATGCTTCATGTCGCGGATCCATTGGCGAACGGAGCGAATACTGATTCCGAGCTCTCGTGCTGCCTTGGTTCGGTTCTGTCCGTGCTTCTCGAGGGCGGTCAGGAGCGCCCAACGCTTCAAGACGCGGAGGTTTAAGGTCGTGACGAAATACCTGCGAGGAGTCATAGGTCATCCTCGGAAACCGAAAAGCAGATGCGCGGCACCTCGTTCGTCTCCCAATCCGCCCATGTGACGTATTTCTTACAGGTCGCGCAGAGCTTGTTGATCTCGCTGACGGACTTGAATGGCTTGTCGCACCTCAGGCAGTCGCGAATGCGCGGCAATCCCGGATGTCTTGGCTTCTTGTAGCGATGTTTTCGGGTCGCCATGGAATCAGGATAGCGACATCAAAACTAAAGCATAACTTTAGCTAATATTTATGTATCAATCATATCAAGCTAACTTATAGTTCGATTATGAGTGAAAAGACGCTGAACGATATTCTGGCCGACTTTGGTCCGAAGGGCGCGGATGACAAGAATAGCTTGAAAGAGGGAAAGCCCGTCACGATCTGGCTTCCTGCTGCGGCGAAGGCCCGCTATGACAAGCTCCAGGAAACGAGCGGAAGGCGATTCAGCAAGAAAGCGCGCGAGGTTCTCCTGGCGCTGATCGAAGCTGCCGAAGCGAGAACGGCTTAGTTACTAGACGGAGCGCGTGGCGACAAATTGCCTGCATCGGTGGGCTTAACCGGAACCATCGTCACATCTGAAAGCCTTGAGTCTTTAGGATCAAGGCATAGAAAATTGAGTTGCGCCTCTGGCTCGTGTGCGAATGAAAGTGGGGCGGTCTGGGAGCCCGTGGGAAGCATCTTTTTTCCGCTTTCTTGGCAGTATTCATTTGCCTCTTTATAGGCATCGGCAAGGACGTGGCCCGCATTGGATGAGCCCCAGCCACCGCTCCTTGAGAGCATGTAAGAATCGTTTCCAATCGGAACGACGCCAGTACTTGTTGCGCACCCGACAACCGAAATCGCCATCAGAATTCCTAATATCGTCTTCATAGGTTCATTATCGGACTGTCCGGCTGACTTTTGAATGCGTCATCTCTGACACCTCGAAATCTTAACCGGGCTATTCCCGGATGAGGTCACGGACCCGGCAGCGCAGGAGCTTGGCCCATTTAAGGAGTGTCTTAAACCTCGGATTTGTGTCCTTTTTGCAGAGCCGGAATACGTGCTCGTATCGGATGCCGAGCATCTTTGAGAATTTACGCTTTGAAATCTTTCTCTTTTTCAGGGCCGCTGCCAGGTCGACTTGAGGCTTCACCCCTCTAGGCTACAGACAGCCCAGGGCCTTCGGCAGCCTGCCAGTATT